TATGTCATGGATTGCAGCTATCTTACTTGCCAAAATTTTACATTCTTCTAGTGTCTCAGAATCTAACTGTGAAGCAAGTTCTTCAGCCAGTTCAACATGAGCCTTACTTTCAGCTTCACTCTCGCAAGTGATGGCCTTAGCTAAGGCTATGGCTAGTGTATCAGTTATGTTGCTCATTCGCTAAACCTCCTAGTATTGGCTTGACTATTGTTTTTCGTGATATGAAATTATAAGGTCTTACGGCTTTAGGATGAATATCATAAGCCGTTAGTTTACTCTTTTTGATGTAAGGTCTACCGTTGTGGGTAAATCTATCGCCTATTTCTAGGTCTTTAAATAATATTTTCATACTTTGATCCTCCTAAGTTATCTATAAAACAATTCTGTACTAGCTTTTGCAACGCTTGTGTAAATTCTTGCTGGTTTACTAATTAACATTTTATGCCCCCTTCATAATCATTTGCGTAATCCCGAAGACCGCCCTCACCACACTTTGGAATGAAGCAATCAGCCGCCTCATCTTTGCCGAGCCCAGTGCAATAATCGTTGTCAACACAACGAACGAACAAGCCTTCACTTTTAGACCACCACTCAACAACGTAAAGCTCGCTTTTCCAACAAACTTTTTTGCCGCCCATTATGGCATCTTTAATCCCTGAGAGATTCATCTTCAATCTGCACGGCTCATAATATTTGTCATATTTTTTGCGCTCGACTGGGTTGTAATTTGCACACCCATTGGCCTCGTTATCTTCTCTCCAACCCATCCTGTTACCTCCCTTAAATTACTCTGGTTTAACAGTTGATAAAATGTTGTTCAAATCTTTGTGCATTTCCTCGGAAGTGTGATCCTCCATAGGTTATTAATTAAAACGGTTTGTTTGTTGGAATCAAATTAAGCTCAGTTTGTGTTATTGGTGGTTCTAAGGATGCAACGATGTTTTCATACTTTCTTGACCAATTTTTTGATTGCTTGATGCCAGCAGTAGGCATCCCAATAGAGTAAAATTTGCTGGCCTTAAAATAAAATCTAGCTTTTTTTAGCTTTTCTTCACGGTTCATTTTTTCACCAATCCCTTTCCACTAATTCACTAATGTCCACCGATTCTGCTATGGATGAACAATCTTCATCAGGAACATAGAACTCAATGACCTTACCATTCTTATCACGCAGATAGTCACCCGTTTCAATGTCCATTTTGCAATAGGTTAATTGGTAAACGATTACGTCATATAAATTTCCGCCATAAATCTCTGATTCTTTTTCGTTACTCATCTTCAACGCATCGAATACTTTGCACTCAGTGTTCATTTGTTAACCCTCCTATAGGTTATTAATTAAAGTTTTTACTTGGCTTAAATTATTTTCAATAAAATAATCATCCATATAATACTCGGTTTTGCCGTCTATAAAGTCATTAGCAAACTCAATAAAATCCTCATCTTGCCATGTATCAAAATCAAGATGATAGTTAAAACTTTCGTTGAAAATGCTTTTAAGCTTTTCCATTATAAACCCTCCATAGGTATTAATTAATACAATAAAAGCCACCTGGATGGCTTCTATCTATCAACTAGGCTACTTGCTCATCGGCATAATGCCCTTCTAGCTCATCGTAATTAATGACGGCTAAATCGATAAAATCTTGCCACATTGCAGGAATGTTGGCTTGCTCGAATAATTCATCAACTAAAGCTATAATGTCATCAGCATTAATATTAGGCTCAAAGCTATCGCCAAGCCATAAATTAATTAGCCATGTTTCTCTGTTAGTCCAGCCGTTATATGTGTTGTCAGTCATTGTGTAACCCTCCAATTGATAAATAAATAACTACAATGGCAGACACTCCGAAGATTGCCTACTATGTAATTACTTTATGCCCTCGAATAGATTATTAATAAATTCTTGCTCTACAGTTTCAACATTGTTAAATGGTGCTAACCATTTGTTTATGTGCTTACTGGTGGTTTTTGAATAATACTCTTTAGTTTTAACTGCTCTGCCAGATGGCAAGATAGCAGATACGGGAGTTTCATAGCTAAAGAAAATACTAGCACCAGTCAAAGTATCATATAGCTCTGTTCGATTCGATCCAATTTGCTTCAGTTTCATTGTGTTAGCCCTCCAATTGATTAATAAATACTATAGTATAAGTATACTTCAATATCTACCTATTGCAAGTATTATTGATGACTTTATTTAGTCAAGTTATGACAAGATATGACAAAAGGAAAAACCACACGACCAGACAATTCTTAACCATCAATAAGGCTTCTAAATAGCCGTTCAAGGGACGTTATGATTATTAATGCCAGCCTTTAAAGTAATCTTTTAAATCGCTCATATGGCAGTATATCGCGCCAAATTATTGACGCTTTAACCTAATCAATCAGTATAAGAAAACAGTCTTTTTATTACTTTCTGACATATACGGTTTCAGTGCCAAGTTATTGACGCATAAGAATTATGTGACGGGATTTTGACTATAACTAAAGGGGATAAGATACCCATATCTTTATACACATTTGTTATATAAAAAAATATATTCTTTTTAGTTATTTAGAATCAGGTACTTATATCTAAAACAATAAATAACTTTTTGTTCTAAATAATTTTCTTTTCAGTGTTCTAGGTTATATACCCCCACCCCCAACTTGGTAGCGGTAGTTTTACGTTAATATCCACCCCATATATCGGGGCCATTTTTAGGTTAAAGGGTATGTTTTGTATACAGATCAAGTATTTAGAAGTGTTTTTGCTCTTTGGTAGTACCAGATTTGGTACTGCATAGGAGTATATTCGTAGATAAAGTGTTGATTTAGGTAGGTTTTACGGTATTTAGGTCTAATTCTCTAAGGTAGTTTTATATGTTCTGAGGCAAAAGAACCCCAACCCAAGGGTTTATTCCTGAGTTGAGTTCCTTTTACTGAGGTTATGTTCCTCGGCAGTTCGTCATTAACGCAATTAAACGAACTCGGCTGCCTTCTACTAGCGTGTAGTCCACCCCCTGTTCAGCCTTCCGAACTCAGATGCGCCATGGGGTATCTTTTTGCGCTTTAAGCCTTGAGCGGTGAGTGAAGGGATTACCTGGACATATCCTTCAAGGCCGAGATTTAAAATCCGCTTGAGTATATACCATTATTCTATTATTGTGCTATTCTTTTGCAGATTATTTTACATAGTGTTCTCAAAAGACATATACTTGAGGTATCAGCCGCCTTCTCTCTTCGGTTGATGCCGCCCTTTTTGCTTCCCTCAGTGGTAAAAGGGGTGGCCTTACATAAAATGCAGTTATTATGACTAATGTTATATCTCACAACATAATTGAAAATAATATTATTCTAAATAATACTATTGGGGGCGAAACACCATCTGGTGATGCTGGATTGATAAGCGAGGCTACAATAACAGTAGGATCGGGAACATTGCTTTATGACACATTTTTAGGTTTTTCTAAAGATGCTGCCGTAACCTTTGGATCTATTAGCGGAACTGTCAAATTAGCCAATGGTATGACTGTAGATACAACGCATACAACGACAGGACAGTCAACATTAATAGCAGATTTATTTAACTCACAAAGCAGTAGCGATATTTTAAGACTAAGACTGCTAGTTAAAGGTCAAGGACAACTGCCTGCAACTGTAAATGCAGCAAATTATTTTAGTAAGGTTGTGTTCAATAATACATCAACCAGCACAATAGTAACTTTAGCACTATCTGATTTTACTGCTTCTAGCGTTTCATCACTGAACTCAGGAGCCGATAGTCAAATTACTTTTGATAGATCAATGAATATAAATTGGTCAAACGGAAATAGCGTCACTATGCAGTTGAGGTCAGACTAATGGCTTATACTTGGGTTTTAAATAGAGCTTATTCTGATGATGAATTTGATAGACTTATGAATGACAGCATGCCCTCTATGCTTTCTACTTTTTCAGGAAGCACAGAAGAAACTAATACAAGGTTTATTAAAAGAGTTTTTGAAAACAGCGAGTTTATAGCTTCTACATTAGAAGATGGCTATCTTTTAAGTATGAGCAGCGGCAATGTACAAGGCGATACAATAACTTGGTCAGGAGCTATTTACGGTAAAAATGAAGCAGGCAGTCATTCGTACATTTATAGCTCAGATTGGATAGATGGCGGAGTAGCGTTTGTCAAAGAGCAGAATCTTAAAAAACAAATAAACACCTACAGTAATAATTCTGGCAATATGGCAGTAGCACAAAAAAACATACATACGAATATTTCACTTTCTGTGACAGAAGAAGTAAAAGATTACTTAGGGCGTTCATACACAGAATATACTGCTGAGATAGGATGACTATGATTGACCATTTAATAATTAGCAACATTATTTCACACAATATTATTACTAACTAACGAGGTAACAATGAGTACAGTTTACATTAATGGCACTACTTCAGCGTCAAACGGTGCTGATTTTACTTTATCAACAGGATCCTCACGAACATTCATCGCCAGCACAGATGATAATTCTATAGGACTTCCTCCTGATTGTGTTTTGGAGCTACAAATTAAAGAATCAATAAACAATGGCTACATAAGAGTCGGAACCCTATGTGATTTCAATAACCCAGTTGGTGTTGTAACAGCAAGAGGGGCTGGAGATTCTACATTTAGAGTCGTTAAGTCCGCAACTGCTTTAGCGATTGAGGTTCTCTTTGATTAAAAGAAAGCGCAAACTAAACCCAATGCAGTCTAAGTTTGTAGACTTGATGGCTCGTGGTTATCACGAAGGCAAAGACCCTACCAAAATGACAGTTCTTGATGCGTTTACCTTAGCAGGTTACAAGCCTGACAACGGTAATGCACATCGCCTATATAGAGAACTAAAAACTATAATCAAAGAAAAAAGAGATGAATTGGTTGATGACAACCAAGTTGCCACTCTAGCGACAAAGATTATAGAAAACATTATGGTAGATCCTGAGATACGTCCTGAAATAAGACTTAAAGCTGCTCAAGACGTACTTCATCGTACAGGACACGACAAACCTAAAGAAGTTAATCTTAAACAGACTGTATCTGATCTATCGGATGCAGAACTCGATGAACAACTATCAACTCTGATTGAATCATCTACTAATGTCTCAAAACTTAAGCAAGGCTGAAAAGCAAAAGCTTCTTGCTTTAATGCAAGAGAAAGAAGAAAGAAAACGGTACAACCAGTTATTTGATTGGAAACCGTATGGATGGCAAGAGATACTTGCTAATGCTACGCTTGAAAACAATCAATGTTTAGCAATGGCAGGTAACAGGGTAGGTAAAACCTACACAGGAGCTAGGATTACAGCTTGCCATCTAACAGGTAAATATCCTGATTGGTGGAGGGGTAAAAGATTTTCTAGACCTATCACTGCATGGGCAGCAGGTGCTAGTACAGTAACAACAAGAGATATTTTACAAAAAGAGCTTTTGGGCGATCCTGTCAACATGAACCTCAGAGGCTCTGGAGCAATACCAAAAGACTGTATTGTTGATGTAGTAAGAAAGCCACAAGTTCCAAATGCGGTTGAAAGCATAGTGGTGAAATATCATAATCCTTTTGGCGTTGTAACAGGTGAGTCTGTGCTTTCTTTCAAGTCCTATGAGATGGGCGAAGAAAAGTTTATGGGTTCATCGTTAGACTGGGTATGGCTTGATGAGCAACCAGCACAGAATATATACACTCAGTGTCTGACCAGGACATTGGATAAAAGGGGTTTTGTGATGATGACATTCACCCCTGAGAGCGGTATGACACCTGTCATCAACCAGTTTATGACTGACAGGAAGAAGGGACAGTTTTTAATACAAGCAGGATGGGATGAAGCACCTCATCTTGATGAAGATACTAAAGATCAAATATTGGCTCAGTATCTTCCGAATGAAAGAGAAATGCGTACAAAAGGACAACCAGTATTTGGACGCGGTATGGTTTTTCCTTTTTCTATTGAAAAGATTGTAATAGAGGATTTTGACATACCAGCAAGTTGGCCTAGAATTTGTGGTATTGACTTTGGATTTGATCACCCTACAGCGATTGTTTGGGGTGCTATTAATCCAGAAAGCGGTGCATTTTATGTGACTGACGAATACAGAGAGTCTCGTCAAACCGCAGTAGAACATTGCATAGCACTTAGAGCAAGAGAACACCAGCCGCCTATAGCTTGGCCGCATGATGGGAATAGAACATTTGATGGTGGTAGCTCTATGGCAGAGCAGTACAGACAAGAAGGGGCAAACTTCTTACCAGAGCATTTTACAAACCCACCTGATATATCTCAGACAAAGGGTGACATAAAAATATCTGCTGGTATAACTGCAATGACTAGGGCAATGCAGAAAGGTTTGTTCAAAGTGTTTAGAAGTTGTCATATGTGGCAACAAGAGTACGGGACTTATCACTTTGGTGATAATGGTAAGATTGTAGATAAAGAAGATGACTTGATGTCAGCAACTCGTTATGCTTTTCAAAGTCAGAGATTTGCACAATCATCGAATGAAAAGCAGTTTCTCAGACCTTGGGAACGTAAAGAAACTATTACACATGACTGGATAATATAATGGCAGTTTCAAATAAAGAGCTAAATACAGTTATAAATGCTTATGAAGATAATGTTTCTGATCATATGGACAGTGATGCTGCTCAAACTAGAGCAGACCTTATCGACTTTTACTTAGGCGAACCTTACGGTAATGAGCGTGATGGTTATTCTAAAATAGTCACTAGAGAAGTTTATCAGACTGTAGAAAACATAAAGGCTGATGTTGCTGAACTTTTCATAGCAGATGATGAGACAGTAAGGTTTGAGCCAGAAGGCCCAGAAGATGTATTAGGCGCACAACAAGCTACAGACTACATAAGATACGTGTTTTACAGGCAAAACGATGGCTTTAGTGTCATTCTTGATTCGCTTATGGATGGTTTGTTACAGCGTCAAGGTGTAATTAAACGCTGGCGACACATGGAAGACATGAAGACAAACCATACGTTTGAAAATGTGTCACAAGATGCTTTTGCAGTATTAATGGCAGATCCTGAAGTAGAGATGGTAGAGTTTGAAGAAATACTCGAAGAAGATACAGGGTTTTTATATTACAACGGCAAGTTGATTAGAACTAAAGAGTATAGCGAAACTAAAGTAGAAGTCATAGCTCCTGAAAACTTTGCCATTGATCAAAATGCAGTAAAGATAAAAGATGCCCGATATGTTAGGCAAAGGGATCTTGTTACAAAAAGTGATCTTCTTGACATGGGTTTTGCCTTAAAAGACATTGAAAAAGCATCAACAAGTTCTGGCTATGATGAATATGATTCTCCAGAGCGTGTAGCAAGAAATTTTGACGGTGATTACGATCAAGACGATGACAACTCAGTTACACCAAGATATGACCTGCATGAAATTTACATGCGATATGATCG